TGGACTCGGAAGCTGCTGCAAGAGCTGAGGACATAGGGTAAGCGTCCGTCTTAAACTCTTTATTGAGAGCTGACTGCAGAATAACCTCACGCACCTCCTGTGGGGAAGCGCCAAAGAACTCCATGTCCTCAAGATGACACATAAGCTTCAGCGTAGGTGCTGTAGCGCCAGTGCCAAGTGGTGCATCTGTAAGGCTGTTCACGCAGAGCTCGCCTAAAATGGTGGAGCTTGTTTCAGCCGCGCTGACTCTCACAAACTCCTCCGTACACAGAAAGGGCACGCGGAGGCATGCCATCGTAGAATTATTAATGTCTAGGCGCACGTGAGGGATATTAGTGGACGTGGGGGTCTCCGAACCCCGCCGATACACACCATTAAGCAACCCTAAGGTCTGACCGTGTTGAAAGCTCATGCAGACAAGACCCTGATGAAAGGGCGTTGCAGCAACCTGCAAATGGAACACCATGGTGAAACGCACACCATAAGCCCCAAGCAAACGGTCAAAACCCTTGGGAAACCAAGTGTTGAAAATGAGATCTGGCGTAATGACTTTGCCATACATATATGTGCGTACAGTAGGCATGTCGAACTGCTCTACATATCTAGGTCTACGAAAGTAGGTAGTTAAGTTCTGCAGGTCATGGTCGGTATTTAAATCATGCGCGGGCTCACTAATGCCCACCTGTTTGGTCAAACAGGCCTCCTGAAGCATAGAGGTTACACCTGTGTCAATAGGAGCGTTGTCAATAGACGTGCCCATAATGAGACAGTTGTCAGTGATGTGATCGCGGATTTCCGGGTCCGCTACCGTGGTAGAAGTGGTTTGTGCTAAGCGTTGTACGACCATGAAGTGCTTAAATCTGCATGGAAGCCAGCTACTTCTCTCGCTTCCGGCGTGAGTAGTAGGTCGGCCCCGGGGTAGCTGGAGGATTTGGGGGAGCTTGAAGCTCAGCCGACGACCGTATGCGCAACACGTATGAATCAAGCGTGTGGTTAGCGGTCAGGTTGCGGGGTTCGAGGCAGAAGACAACGTCTTCTATGATAGACTCTGCCATCAAACATAACGGTTGAACTATAGAGTGCGTCATGTTGACAAGGCGGTCTATGAGCACCTGTGGCGTCTCTGCTCGCAGCAGCACGCTATCGCACCATAGCAGCAACTCCTCGTGGTTGAAGCTAAAGTACGTCACAGGGGGGTGTCTCTCAGGGTTGGGCTCAGTACCAAAGCTCCATACGGAGCGCCTCCTCGCGCCAGTTAGCCTGGTTAGTGTTCATGACACGCAGGCTGCCCTTCGAGTCTGAAAAGTTGGCACAGCTAGTTGTGTACCGTTCGAAGGCCTCTGGAGCGTACTTGTTCCACATCTCGGCATCATGCATGCTGAGCTCGAGGAGGAACGTCTCCCAGTTGTCACGTTCAATGAGGCCCTGAATTTTGCGGTTAGCGCAGTAGTAGTTGGTAAACATGAAACACTTTGGGTTAAGAGGGCACAGGGACGAGTTCTCCTCAGAGAAGCCCCGCTGCAGTAGTAGTTTGCCATACAGTGAACTCAGGTGCTCAGTGATTTCTGCTGTTTTGTCGCCTGCTGTGTATATCATGCCAGAAAAGTCCTTGAAAGCTGTCTCCTTAATAGTAGCAGCGTTGTAAATCTTGCTTGCGCGCTTGTGCACGTTGCTCATGTTATCATCACCGTACACAACAGCGTTGATATAAAGGTCAAAAGCGTGCGCGTCAAGACCGGCAGGGGCGCACCTAGAGACGTATGTGTACACAAGCACAATCTTGCAATAGATGCTGTTGACCACCGTGGTGAGGGGGTGGCCACTGGGCATGGACTGATGCCACTGATAAATGAAATCCTGCTGCATGCCTGTGCCGCCAATGTGGTAAGAGTCGGTCAACTCGTAAAACAGCGTGCGGCGAACGTTGTACCACTCCTCGGTCCAGTCAGGGTCGCGCTTGTACCAATCTTGAATGTAGTCGTGGATTGCCCACAACACATCACGGCTCTCAGTGGCGTCCATGGCTTTAAAATCGCCATCTGTCACTCCATCACCCTTCTCACGCAGCAAATTGCCAAGTTCAGCCCAGTCAGACATGGGGTTGATACCTGGCAAAAAACCCGTGCGCAAGTCGCATCTCATGAAAGCGGCCATAAAAGCCCCGAAAGCCATGCGGCATGCTATGGTGTAGCAAACTGGTGCGCAGGAGAGCAGGCGTGTAGCTCCAGCGTCCACTTTCTCTTCAGAACGAAGCTCGTCCTTAAGGGCGTCCGTAAAGATGTGGTCAAGCCGCTTGCGCGCTTTGCCTGACTCGATGATGTCGCTGACACGTTCCCTAAGCCAAATGCCCTTATCTGTTTGGTCAAGATTGTACTCATCTTCATCAGTAAAGAAATCAGTCTTGCCCTTCTTGACAAAAAGCTTGTAAGGGTAGCCAGCGGAGGTACCTCTCGGTAGGCTCCTCAAGCCAATGCTGGGAATGCCAAGCACAGCTTCGTCGTACGTGAGGGGCTTGGCATACGAGGCGCTAGTGTCTGCGGAGAAGCTCTTCATGGCCACATTGATGGCGACGTTTAAATACGGCCTATGCTCCACATGTAAAGGGCGGCTGTAACGCTGCAGGGCAATACTCATGGGCTTGACGATCTTAACACCGTCAAAGAAGTTGCTCAGGTGTGCTGGCTTGAGCCCACTGGGCCCAAAGGGCTGGGCTCTGCCCACTGCGGTGAGCTGAAGCTTGCTCTTGGGAGAAACGTGAGCCCTCAGTGTAGGGGTGACCAAACCGATAGGGTAAAAGTTGCCTGGGGCCTCCGTCAAAGACCAGCCCGAATGCTCCTCAAACACCCTGTCAACAGCCTCCCCTGAGAAAGACGCAATATTCTTTTTAAGGTCCACCCCGAACTCATGTTGGTCCAGCATGCGCGGAATCTGCTTAATAAGCGTCTCAATGCGCTCCTGCGTGATGGGGCAGGCAATGCCCTTAGTACCATCCACCCCAGTATGCAGAGCAACGATGCCTCTGCCATTGTGGTGGTCCGTGTTGTTCAAAGTCAGCGGTGAGCCACAATCGCCAAATTCCGTCACAGCCTTGTCGTACTCCACGACGCCATGCATCTTGGTGCTAGAACCCTTGCCAATAAAGACAGCAGCGACGTACTTGCTCTTATTGTACACGTGCGTGTAGCGTTGAAGCCTGTTCTGGGCGTCAAGCTTGGTGGTGTGGAGGCTGACGGGAAAGCCACTAAAATGCTTGAGGTCGCTCTCAAGAATGAAGTTCCGCCTGATGTCCTCATGAACCCGCGAAAGCAAAGGCTTGCTCTCACGGGCAATCTCGAAGCGCACCATCATGACATCTGAGTTGTCGAGGGGCTTGTGTGGCAAGTTGAGGAAAGTCTGCACGTCAGTCTTGATCTCATGAGTTGCGCCAGTGGCATCAATGCGATTGTACAGCATAAGGGTGGAGCTCGACTTGAGCTTCCCTGAGGCAATTGCGGCTGCCAGGCTGTGCCTGTAGTGGTGCGGCATGACAGCATACGCTTCCACAACGAAGAGACAGTGGCCCACGGACACGGGCTCATCTCCCAAGGCAACAATCTTGTAGCTGTTTTTGTCCACCTTACTGTCTATGAAACTCGATTGCAGGACGACCTCGGGGGGCTTAAAGTTCTCTGATCGCGCGGGTGCCAAGCTAGCACCAGCCCTGCCTGTTTGTTCGTCCACCTTAGCACTAAAAAAGGCGTTGAAGATGCCCATAGAAAGCTTAATGGCGAGCGTGGCCCCAGCATAGGCCAGAATGCAGCCAGAAATAAGACGCACGTAGCGCGTCCTCTCCCTGTAGTCCGCCTTAAGAGCACTGCGGATATGCTCACGCATGATGTTCTTTGCTCGCTGTTCGTCGTCAGGGTGGATGCCCTGCTCCGTGTAGCGGATGCCCATGGAGTGGAGGTACCTGTAGTCATCACCCTCAGTGCTAGACACGTTGATGTCAAGAGCATCGCAAAAGCTGTCCACACGTCTCTGCTCAAATAGGTAGCGCGTCAGCGTGCCAACGCCAAAGGCAACAGGCAGCGCCATGGACTCCTCAGTGTAAGCTCTCGGCACAAACTCAGGGGCGTCTGGATCAAGTGCGCGGGCCGCAGCGATCTGCTGTGCGACAATAGGAATGTCGTCAATGGTATCGGGCAGCTCAACAGCGACTGGGAGAGGAGCGCTAAGTGAACTAACGAAGCCTGTATGAATATCCTCAGCTTCGTCAAAGCGCATCTTGTTCCTGCGCATAACGCCACCCACGAGGTTAACCAGCTCCTTGAGTGGGATGGCTGGACCCGTGTGGTTGCCCGTCTTGAGACACCATGGGCGTGCTGCCCACAGGTGCCATGGGAACGACCCTATGCGCTTGCGTTCGCGGTTGACCTCCTCAATGCTCATGGTGCTCATCTCACCCCTAGACTGGCCCACCCATTCAATGTCGTAGACAAAGTGCATGCGTCTGTAAATAGCGTCTTGAGAAGCCACAATCTTGGCAGCATTAGATGAGATAGCTGTGGCATTAGTGGTGCCAATGATGAGCTTGGAGCAGAAGCTGTACAAACCCTTACTCTGAAGTGTGGCCATGTTGAGGGGATAAGCAAAGGTGTTAACCTGCCTAATCGTCTCAGTGTACTCGTCCTCACCTGCCTGCTGAAACTCAGGGTTAATTTGAAAGATCTCGTCTCTGACTAGGATGTCCTGGCCGGAGTAGCCCTCCCAATAAGGAGAACCATGAGGCCTGCTCCAGGTGTTCTTCTCCCAGAAACTCTTGGGCTCGTTGCAAAGGTGGGGCTCGGCCATACACATGACGCTCGCTGAGATGTAAGGCACAAGGAAAGTCTTTCCAACTCCAGGCGCGCCCTTGAGCACAAGCATAACCGGCTCCTGACGCGTGCCCGACTGCGCATGAATTTGCGACAGGCGCGGTGCCAAAGCATTGGCCACATTCACCCGCATTTGGTGAATGGCACGCCCAGCAGACGTG